CCATCTTATGAAAAAAACAGGCAAGTTAAAAATTAAACTTACTACCGTTTTTCCCCGAAAAATTGTAGGGTTTTTCACGATACCCCGTATCGCTCAAACGTCACTCAGTGCGTTAGGCGCATTGTACCATAGAAATTATCTTTGTAATGTTTGTTTGTAAAAAAAAACCACCCCGAAGGGTGGAAAACTTAGAAAGGAGATGTTTTTTTAATTATTTTGCCAGACCTTTTTTAATCTTATCAAGTGGTGAAGCATCACTCATACTATTGCCAATGAAATTTTTAGTATGTTCTGAACCGCTACCTTGTGAGGCTTTAAACAGATGAGGAGCAACTTCAATCTGACTCTTAACCCATTCCCGAACCGACATTGGTTCACTCGTTCCCTCACCATATATAATATTGCCACTCTGGTCATGTGGTACAGCTCTGCCCTTCTCAAGAGAAAATACTGATTGAGAACGTAATAGTACATCATCAATACCAGTATCAACCACGCCTGATTTAGCTGCCGAATCACGAACCGCATTATCTATCACCAAAGTTTCGAGTTGATTATTCAGAGTTTTATTCAACTTTTGAATCTTCTCGATTTCCTTATTGTGTTTTTCTCGCATGAGTTTGGTTCTTTCATCTAACAACTCATCTATCTTGCCAGCATCTATCAGTTTTTTGTCTTTCTGAGCTTGCTGTTGTTCGAGCATTTTTTTATGCGCCTCAACATCAATACCATCAAACTTCGTATTCAATGTTTCTAGTTCGTCAAACAGTTGACGATTATGTACCCGAAACTCATCTAACTTATCTTTTACATCTTTGTATTCGTCTGCCGAGTAAGTTTTCGTCTTAGTCTTTGATTTTTTTTCTACTACTTCTTCTTCGCTCATTTTATTTGCCTCCTATTAAAAATTTATCTTATTCTCCAACTGCTCAAGAGTTAGAGCATTTCCTGATTGATTTACCATATCGGTAAACGACAGTTTCCCTTTTTCCCATAACTCGTATTTTTTACTTCCTAACACTTCTTTTTGAAAACTTTTGGGTTTTGTCTTTAACCAATCTTCATAATTTAATTTCTCAGAAACCTGACCATCCATGCTTGACCTTGTGCTTTCTGGTATTTCCTTGAATTTACCTTTCGCTCCTAACTCATTCCAACTCTTAATGATAGACACTTGCGTAGAACGACAACGCCAGTGAGCAGTAGTGCCTGGAAATCTTCTATGATGACCAATCGGCTCCATATCAGGATTGCTCCATCTGAGTCCATCTAACGCTCTACAGAAAGGTGAGGTTCTTGAATCAAGCGTGGATAACCATTCTATCTCCTTAATAATGTCATCGTTGTCAGCATAAGTCATCAATCTTGCCTCATTTGCTACCGACTGAATGGATGTCCTTACCAAAGCCTCGGCACTTCTATAATTAGCTGCCAATGCACCATCTTTATATTTGTTCTTTGCAGTACCGATTAGTGTTCTTGTGATAGTACCTGTATCATCGCCTCTCATCATTCCTTGTCGTATCGTATCGGTGAATCGAGCATGAAATGCCTTACCCCTTCTACTCCACCATTCACGGGATGGAGCACCCTCAATCAATGTATTAGAAACAATAGCTTGAAGCATCTGCTTACTCATTGAAACTGAAGCTAGTTCGACCTTCATAACTGTATTAATGGATTTGACCGCCTGTTTTTCAGCAAGTGAAGCCACCCCAGTTAAAGTCTTGGCATGGTCTTTCGCTATCGTTTGATATGAAACTGACACTATCTCGTTGGTCTGCTTTTGAAGTAATTTCAGACGTTTCTGTTTTGTCTGTGTCATTTTTGCTTTTAACAAATTAGATGAATCCAGTTCTTTTACAAGGTTCTTTTCTAGTTTTTTTAATTCCTTGTGTATCTTTACCTTAACTGAGGATTCCAGACGTTGCAAATCAACCGAGTGTCCGATAATCTCATCTACCATAACATCGTTAACCGAGGACATTATTCAAACTCACCTGCTTGCACTTCGATTCTATCCCTTTCATCTTCAATACTTACATCAGGGTCAAGTATTTCACCTCTTTTCATATTGAACAAGAATGTTTCGTGGCTAATAGCACCTGATTGCCATGCACCCATCAACGAAGTCATGTCTTGAGCGTTAATCTTGGTGTCTATGAAATCGGTATTTAGCTTCACCCTTACATCACCTGTTATACCTTCCCAATCAGTCATAACCTGTAATGCTTTCTTGATTGCTTTCTCTACTGATTTAACACTACTTATTAAGGTGGATGCTTCAGCGTTTTGGCGTAGTCTAACCGTTTCGCTTGCCTCTACTCCTGCCTTTTGCGATTGTAATAATTGCGCTCCTAGAGATGCCATCATAGACCGCTTTTCTTCCATTGCTTTTTCCAATGCCTGTAACCCTTGACCACTAAATTCAAGATAGCCTGCTCTTGATGCTGAATCAGGTAATATCCAAGCCGTACCTGAGCCAATCGTTAATACACTATCAACGTCAATTCCAGTAACGTATGGAGTAGGTAGAGCAGTAAAGTGTCTGCCATGCTCTAGGTCTGCACTTGTTCGATATAGAGATAAACCTGTATCTGCTAATGCTAATAATGTTGACATTGCAGGTTCAAGATTGAAGCCATCTCCACTTATAGAAATGAACGGAATACTCTCTAATTCATCGCCTCTGAATGTTGGGAATGTTTCCTCTGCTACCTTCCAGCCACCTTTATCTTTACGCCATACTCGTACCACATATCTGCCTTCATCTAGCGTAAGCTCACGATACTGCACAGCGTATTCTGATTTATACTTATCCTTCGGGTCGGTTTTACGATAACTCTCCTGTATCACAACAGCATCATCAAGCCAGTTAATAACCTGTTCTGTACTGTAGCCTGTAAGATAAGGTCGTTTCTCATTCCTATCTATCAAAATGCCTTGCCTATTCATCAACAGTTGTTCGCTCAACATGTGGCTGATAAAATCATTTAGCGAAATACCTGTTCCTGTTATATCATCTAACCACTCCTCTGATTTGGTTGGCACTTCAATAATCGGGTCTACCCTCATTACTGCACCAATTAAACCTTTTACAGTTCGCTCAATGCCGTTGTAATAGACAGACCTTAGTTTATAAGCGTTATATTGCTCATTATCCTGTCCACTTAATTTAGGTAAATATTTCTCAGCTTTCGCTTTAATAGCGTCTGAACCCTTATAAGAATCCCTGATTCTTTTCCATTGCTCTTCTGCGTCTATGTAGTACGGATGTTTATTTTCGATTCCCATGTTGTTATGCTCCTATAACTCGTGCCAATTTTGGCTGTCCTTTTCGTTTAATCATCGGTTGTAGTGCGTAACGTAATGCGTCTATATAATGGTTATGTTTATCCACTATCGTTGGCAATACATCCTCACTTAACCTATCTATTTTGTAACTGTATTTAACAAATTCACTTGCGGTCTCCATACATCTCGAATGTATATGAACCTTCTTGAAACTTCTAATATGCTCAATTCCATCTTCTATTGAACCACCCCATTTATGCACTGATTCAATTCTGTAACCCTGTCTTCTAACAAAACTGATTGACTCCGGTCTCGCTGAATCTGCTCGAATAACGTGTTTCTTGGCATCGGGTATTGAATCAATTAGCTTGTACGTTAAATCCAATTCAATCTGAGTGCCTCCTGCCTCGTAATCTATATATAAATCATCACCAACAATAAAGCATCTTATAATAGCTGTTGGGTCTTGTGAGAATCCCCAATCCAAACCATAATAATAGGTCGCACTTACTGGAGAATCAAAGTCCTCAATAACATACTTATTTTTAAATATTTGAGCGTCTGAGGCGGTCTTACACTCTCCTTCCCAGATGTGTAAATAATCATCGTAGTCCAGTTCTTTCTGATACTCCATTTCCGCCTGTAATACATCACTAAAAAACGGGTTTTCATCAAAATTTATTTTCCGAGTTAGTTGATTCGGTCTTTGGTTTACTACAAATCTTTGATAGGTTGGGTCGGTACTCAAATTTGGATTGAACGAGAGCCATATTTCACTGCCTTTCTTACGAATCGTGGGAATTAAAATTTCCCAGCTTTCGTTTGTAATTTTCTGTGCTTCTTCAACCCAACAAATATCCACTCCTTCAAGAGATTTAATCTGTAAAGGGTCATGCTTCAAACCATGAAAAATGAACTCCGTACCATTTCTGCCATTAATAGAATCCCTTGTAATATGATAGAAATTATGCAGGTTATGATTATCTATACAGGTACACAGCAGTTTATGCACCGAATCACGAATCGAGCTTTGAATCTCTCTAGTACATAGCACTCTTTTTTTACTTTCTCCACCTATAGCTAATAACGTCAAAGCAAACCCCCATGATTTGCCACCACCTCTTCCACCGTAATAACATTTATATCTATGTGGCTCTGACAAAGGTTCAAAAGCGTGTGGTATCTGCAGGTCATCACTCACTAGGGCTTTATGTATTCAACAGTTAAATTCATATCCCCATCAACTTCTAATTCTTGTCTTTCAACATAATTACGGCTCTTGCCTTGCGTCTTCAAATATAAATCAATAGCTCTTAGTCTTACAGCTTCATTATTAGTTCTCATTAATGTATGTAAACCTTCTTCTGCTATGTCTAAATTTTGTTCTTTAATGTCAGCTAATTGTTCTTTGTCTTTTAAAGCTCTTTCTCTGACTGATACTCTTGAAATATCAACGTCATATTCTTTTTTAAATAACCTCACAGCTCGAGAATAAAGACCTGCACTTTCTCTTAATACCGCCCAAAATTGTTGATTTGTTAATTTCATTTCTTGTTAGGTTTTGTTAGGTTATGCAACATTCTCCAACTTTGCGAAAATATCGCCTGTATCGGCATGTATAGCACTCTCACCTGTATATTCTTGCCATCTTTTAACTATCACATCTACATACTTTGGGTCAAGTTCCATCATCATGCAATTACGGTTTGTTTTTTCACACGCAATCAATGTAGTTCCAGAGCCACCAAACAAATCAACAATATTTTTATCGAGAAATTTAACCGCCCATTCGATAACTGGATAAGGCTTTTGTGTTGGATGTACTTTTTTCTCGCCAGACCAATGATGCTGTATATGTCTACAATTCTTCCCGACATTAGACCAAGCCAATTCAAACTCAGAAAAAGAAAGACCATCATTTTTCTTATGCCAACAAAGCCAGTCGTTAGATGGTATTAATCTATCTGTATAGTAATTAGCGCCCCATAGAATAATCTTATTAAATCTTTTCAGTTGTGGAAAAAAGTCTGGAATTTTAGAATCCCAATTACCCCTATAAAAATCCTTTTTGCCAGAGCCAAGTGTCATTTTCTCTGCGTTTATTCCGTATGGCGGGTCAGTCATTAAATCAATATCTTTAGCGCCATCAATTAGCAAATCAACATCAGCACTTGTACTATCGCCACACATAACCCTGTGTTCGCCTAATAACCAGACATCGCCCAGCTTAGATATTGGATTCTCCTCGACTTCTGGCACATCGTCCTCATCGGTCAAGCCTTCGTTATCCTCAACTGTTTCAAACTCTACATCAAGCCCCCACTCCTCTAATAAATCAGCATCCCATTCATCTTGCAGCAACTCCCAATCCCATTCACCGAAGCCCACATTGTCTTTAATAATAAATTCTTTCTTTTGTTCGATTGATAGGTTCTCTACTTTTAATATTGGAACTTTATTAAGACCTGCTTTTATACAAGCCTTGTACCTCATATTTCCACCGAGTATTACATTGTTCTCATCAATAACAATAGGTCGAATTTCAAGCATAGCAGGAAAGTTTTTAATACTCTTTACTAACTTGGAAAATTTACTAGCGTCTATATTTCGAGGATTTGAGTCATTGAGCTGTATATCTTCAATGTCCATATAGTTAGGTTCATATTTTGTACCCATATTAACCCCTAAAAAGGTATATCATCATCAAATTCCTCTACTTGTTTTGTAGCTTCTGATACAGACGCAACAGCCTGCGCTATATAAGGCAACTCTACTTTACCACTTAACATCTTATTACCATTCGTGGTAACAAAGTATTCATCAGTGGGAACATCATTAACCCATACCATTTTAAAGTATAACGGAATTTCTACATCTTTACCATCTATATTTGCTTTAACTTTGATTATAGGTTTCTTCAGTGCTTGTAGGTTTTCAACGCCTGTTCTGTTAAATATTCCATTCTCTACAAATACTTTTGCAGTATTTGGTTTTGTTTCGTATGTCATTTTTTACTCCTATTTAAGTGGTTACTTAGGGCAACCAATCCCCCATGTGACCTAACGAGGTATGG